GTTGCAACGCAACACTGCAACGCAACACAAAAACGTTGCAACAAAAGTTCTTGAAGATGAGTGGATAGATGAACTTGATGATAGTGATTTGAGAGATAGACAAAAAGCCTTTGTTATCGAGTACATGAAGAGCTTCAATGCTACTCAGGCATATCTTAATGTTTATGGTGGAAAGTACAATGTAGCCTCTGTTGAGGGTTCACGTCTCCTAAGAAATCCTAAGATACAAGAAATGATTCAGGAGTTTCGAAAAGAGAAGTTTAATCAGATTGCAATCACTCGTGAAGACTTAATTCTTGACCTTGTTAAGGAAGCGAGAGCAGACATTGGAGACGTTGTTAACTTTGGTCAATATGATGAGATGCCAACTGATAGTGATGGAAACGTTTATCTTGATACGAATGATGAGCCAATCATTTATCATCAGTCTTGGGTTCAGGTAAAAGACAAGGATATTGTTGATACTTCGTTGATTAAGAAGATTAGCAAAGGTAAGGACGGGCTTAATGTTGAACTACATGATCGTGACAAAGCTCGTAAGCAGTTGTTTGAACAAATTGCTGAAATGAACGCTGAAACACCAATTAATAATGAGAATAGCTTGATGAATGCAATTAAGAACAGTACAGGAGGTGCGTTTGGCGATGAAGACGAAATCGAAACTTAGAGCGCAGTTTAACTTTGTGCCGTTTTCTTTGAAGCAGCTACAAGTTCTAACGTGGTGGTCCGATAATAGTCCGTATAAGAATAAAGACGCAATCATAGCTGATGGTTCTGTTCGTGCTGGTAAGACAGTTGTCATGTCATTGTCTTATGTTATTTGGGCTATGAATAATTTTGACGGTCAAAACTTTGGAATGGCTGGTAAAACAATTGGATCGCTTAGACGTAACGTCATCATGACATTAATGACGATGTTACGAGCAGAGGGGTTTGTTGTTAAGGACAGACGCTCTGAGAATTACTTAGAGATTAGCTATAACGGTCATACGAACTTGTTTTATTTATTTGGTGGTAAAGATGAGAAGTCTTATGCGTTGGTCCAAGGACTGACAGCTGCAGGCTTCTTTTTTGATGAGGTTGTGTTGCAGCCTGAATCATTCGTTAATCAAGCAACAACTCGTGTGTCGGTTAAAGGTGGGAAGTTTTGGTTTAATGGTAACCCTGAGGGACCTTATCACTGGTTTAAGCGCACATGGATAGATAATTTAACAGGAAAGAACGCTATTCGTATTCATTTTTTGATGAAAGATAACCCATCGTTAGATAAAGGTGTTATTGATCGTTATGAAAATATGTACAGCGGTGTGTTCTACCAACGTTATATCTTAGGTCAATGGGTTGTTTCCGAGGGGGTTATCTATGACAACTTCGACAAGGAAACAATGGTTGTTGATTTACCTGATGATACTGAGTACGAAACATCGTGGGTTAGTTGTGACTATGGTACACAGAATGCTACCACGTTTAAGCTTTGGCGCTTGCATGATGACGTTTGGTACTGTACTGATGAATATTATTATTCAGGACGTGAGAAGAGCCGTCAGAAGACTGATAGTGCGTTGAGAGAAGACTTAGATGACTTCTATGATCGTAATGGACTGGACAAGCGACATGTTCGTATTATTCTCGACCCTGCAGCTGCATCGTTTAAAACAGAACTCAAAGCAAATAACTATAACGTTAAGAAAGCTAAGAATGATGTCGTGAACGGTATTCGTGCGCAGATGAATGCAATGGACACCGGCAAGATTAAATGGTCAAGCAAGTGTAAGAATACGTTCAATGAATTGAATGCTTACATTTGGGACGCTAAGGCTGCCGACAGAGGAGAAGACAAACCAATCAAAGAACACGACCACGCACTTGATGCGGACCGTTATTTTGTGTACACGGTTCTTGCAAAGAAGAAGTCTGGATTCGTGGGCTGGGAGTGATTATGGAATTAAAAACAGCAGTAGAATTATTTAAGAATACTGACAAACAACGTAATGAAGTGATTAAACGCTTGAAACAAGGGCGTGATTACTACATGAATAGGAATGATATTACCAAGAAGAACCAAGGCGAAAGTAAAGCTGATGGCGAAAAGGACACTAAGAACGAAACGTTGCGTAAGCACGATAGTCGTATTAGTTCTAATCATCAGCAACTACTTATCGACCAAAAGGGTTCATACACTGGATCAGTAGCACCAACTATTGATGTTGACAACGAGAAACTTAATAAAGATATTTTGAATGTTTTGGGAGATCGTTATCAGTCAATCGTGCAACGTTTGATTATTGAAGCGTCATTAGGTGGTGTTGCTTGGTTACATGTATGGAAAGATGGGGAGAGTAAGTTCCGGTATGGATTAGTTCCTGCGGATCAAGTTGTGCCAATCTACTCAGATAGTGTTGAAAAGAAATTGCTGGCAGTACGTAGAACTTACCAAAAGCTAGATGCTGAAACGGGAAAGATGTTCATTCACGATGAATATTGGACTGATACAGAAGCGTATTTGTATAAGCGTGAATCTAAAGATAATTATGATGACATGGTGGAAGATGTATCAGTACCAAACATTGACGCTAATACTAACGATGTCGTATCTGTATCCAATATTCGAACTCATGATATGGGAGACGTTCCGTTTATCCAGTTCTCAAATAACCATTATGAAACGGGAGACTTGGACCAATACAAGGGTCAAATTGATGCCTATGACATTGTTATGAACGGATTCGTTAACGATGTTGTGGACGTACAGCAGGTTATCCTAGTGTTAAAGGGGTACGGTGGTTCTGGATTAGATGAGTTTATGGCAGAGTTACGTGAACATAAGTCAATCAAGTTAGATGATGATGAAGATGCTAATACAGGTGTTGATACGCTAAATATTGATATTCCCGTTGAGGCACGTAACAGTCTGCTGGCTAAATTGAACGATGATATTTATACATTTGGGCAAGGGCTTGACCCTAACAAGGTTCAAATGGGTACAGCGGTATCTGGTGTAGCATTGAAGATGATGCACAGTGAATTGGAAATGAAAGCGGCAAAGACTGAATCTGAATTTACGCCCAGCATTAATCGCTTAATTCGTTTTATTTTGCGTTATTTGGGCAAAGATGTTGATATGCCAATCAAACAAAAATGGGTACGTGCATTGATTCAAAACGATGCAGAACGTGCTGATATTGTTTCTAAGCTGGCGTCTGTTACATCTAATGAATCAATTGCAAAGTCTAATCCACTTGTTGAAGATTGGGCTGAGGAGCTTACGAAGCGTGCAGAAGAAGCTACAGGGACAGATGAATATGACTTCGAGCATACTCCAGATGGAAAAGCCAAGGACGAGGAATAGCCTATGTCTGATTACTGGGAAGAACGATCACTAAGATCTAAGCAAAATCAATTAAGTAGTGCTAAGCGTTATGAGCGTGAGCTTAAGCAACGTATGAGCATGGTTGAAGATGAGATTGCTAAGCAGATTGAACGTTTTGTATCTATGTACGCTGGTGCCAATGATATAACTCTTGCAGAAGCCCATGTAAAGCTATCTAAGCAAGAGAAGAAGCAATGGGAACATACGCTTGAAGAGTGGCATGATATGGCAATAGCCCCTGAATATGAGTATCTGTACCGAAAGAAGATGGATAGCGAGTATGCTAAATCTCAAATCAGTAGATTAGAAGCATTGAATCGACAAGTCTTTGAAATCATGGCTAAGAACGTTGGAGATGAACGGCAATACTTTGAGCACGCATTGGCTGATGCTTATGAAGAATCGTATTATCGGAACATCTACAATATTCAGGACCAACAAGGTATGTATTCTAATTTCCAACAAATGAACGAGAATGCATTGAAGTCAGTTGTTGCACAGAAATGGCAAGGATCAGACTTTAGCGCCCGATTATGGGGGAATTATACCAATACGTTACCTAGTTATCTAACTGCTGCGTTAACTCGTGGCGTGGCATTAGGTTATGGTGTTGATGAAATGGTTCGTGAAGCAAAGGTTGTATTCAAGGGATTCAATGATAAGCAGTTGCACCGTCTAATCAATACCGAAATGGGTCATATTGATGAAACAGCAATTGAATCAGCGTATAAAGAAACTGATTTGGAACAATACAGGTATTTAGCGACGTTAGAAGCTAAGACTTGCAGTGTTTGTGGCGGACTTGATTACAAAGTATTTAATGTTAAAGACATCAAGCGTGGTGTTAATTATCCATTGATACACCCTAATTGCCGTTGTACTACTACTCCATACATTCCAGAAATGGACGACATTAAAGGAACACGATTTGCCCGTGATCCAAAGACTGGTAAGAGTATGAAAGTAGATCGTATGAGCTTTGATGAATGGAAAGCTCAGTATTTAAGTGATGACATTAAGCGTGATATGTTGTTTAGGAAGAAGCGCAATAAGTATGATAAGGCATTTGATCAGCATGTTGATGTTCTTGGTAGGCATGGTTTACCAAATCGAGAAACATACGCGAAGACTATGTTTAGTGGTGGTCGTCAAGCTAAGTTGCTGAATGAATATCTTAAGAACCGTGCAGATGGAACTGTTGAGCCGTTAACTGATTACCGACGCTACTTTGAAATAGATGCAGAGATTAGCAGCAAGGTAATTGGACAATATACAGCAGATAATCGTATAATTAATGGAAGCTCACTACACTTGATACCTCGAATAATTGGGGTGCGTGAAGAGCGTGGCAATCCACGTAAACGCCGTGAGGGTGTTTCTGTTGATGATGTGTTATACACGTTGAATAATGGATCTGTTGAGCCTAGTAAGCGTAGTGATGACGTGTTGGTGTATAAGACTACTCGTGGTAAGGTCACGTATAACAAACTTACAGGCACATTGATTCAAGTATCGCCACAGAATACTAGAAAGAAAAAGGAGGATAAAACATGATTACAGCAAAGATTACTAAAGCAGAATACGATCAATCAATTGCTTACCATAAAGAATCATTTGATTTGGTTACTGATGTAACTATCAATGGTAATGATGTTATCCTCTCTTTTGCTGATGACGATGTATTTAACGAATGGTATGATGATTATACTGATGCTACGGTAGTTATAGGTTTCGACATTCATGGGACAAATGAGCCAACAGAAGTTGGACTATTCATGGAACGTATTCATGACAGTGTGTTTGCACAAGTTAACGATTAAATTGAAATAAAGAAGCACTTACTAAATTATTAGTAGGTGCTTTTTTGTTGCCGTAAATCAAGGAGGAACAATGCTTAAACATTATATGACGCATTATCGCAATAGTTACAATGATGACATATACGTTAGTTGGTTGCAGGTATTTGGTATCTGTTTCAGTAAACGTTATTACGTGAATGGAAAAGCTACTAAGCGTATTTAACACACTCGACCTGAATAAGTCGTTAAACTGTTCTTTTTTTGTACACATTTCTATGTGGGAGTCGACCCACTCAAAAAATCTAGGAGGATTGTATGGCATTTGATAATGAAACGCTAAAGGCTAAAGGTCTTTCAGACGAACAAATAAAGGAGGTTATGGCAGAACATGGTGCCAGTATTACTGGTATCAAGGAAAAGTTAAAGATTGCAGAAACAGAACGAGATAACTTGAATGAACAAATCACGCAACGTGATAAGGACATCAAGAAATTGCAAGAAACTGCTAAGGGTAGCGAAACAATGGAAACGGAGTTAGCTAACCTCAAGCAAGCATATGCAGATGAGAAGCAAAAGCACGCAGCTGAACTGATGTCTATGCAATTTAATAACGCACTTGCTGCTGAAGTGGGTAAAACTAATGCTCGTGACGCAGAAGACTTATTGCGTTTTATTGATACAGACGTCGTTAAGTTTGAAGACGGCAAGTTGACTGGTGTGTCTGAACAAATCACTGCACTGCAAGAATCTAAGCCGTACTTGTTTGATGGAGAAATTAAGCAAGGAAACTACAGTCCAAATGTTGGGGCAGCAGTATCGGCAAATACTGAACTGAAAACGGCAATGAAATCAGAGGGATTTAATTTCACTGAATTTGCCAAGACACAAAAAGGAGAATAGCTAATGGCTAATGAACTAACACAAGTAATTGACACAATTACACCAGAATTATTTGAGCAATATATGCAACAAATTTTGCCTAACAAGTCTGCATTGATCCAATCAGGCGTGGTAGCAAGTGATGAACGAGTATCACGTAACATCGAAGCAGGTGGGACGTTTGTTAATATGCCGTTCTGGAACGACATTGGTGGGGACGATGAAGTCCTTGGGGACGGAGATACAGCGCTATCAACTGGAAAGATTACTGCTGGGCAAGAAATTGCAACCGTCTTATACCGTGGTCGTGGGTGGTCAGTGAACGAAATGGCAGCAATCATGTCAGGAGATGATCCGCTAGGTGCATTGTTGAACCGTATCGCTGATTACTGGGTACGTCGTGAACAACAAGTGCTTTTGTCTGTTTTGAACGGATTGTTCGCTAAGGGTGGAACGTTGGAAAAGACACACAAGCATGTTGTTGATGGGAATATCTCTCCACAAGCAGTATTGGACGCTAAGCAATTGCTTGGAGATGCAGCTGATAAGTTGACATTGATTGTTATGCATTCAATGACTTATACAGAATTGCAAAAGCAAAACGTGATTGAATTTATCACGCCAGCTAATTCAGAAGTCAAGATTCCTACTTACTTGGGATACCAAGTTATGGTAGACGATGACATCACTCCAAATGCAGATGGTGTTTATACAACTTACTTGTTGGCAGCTGGATCATTTGGTCGCAATGTATCATCTCCATCTAGCATGACTACGTTTGAAACAGCTCGTGATGCAGCTCGTGGAACGGACAGTATTTTTACACGCCGTGCTTTCGTAATGCACCCTCGTGGTATTTCATGGATTAATCGTGAAATTGAGGGAGAAACAGCAACTAACAAGGAATTGGAAAACGCTAAGAGCTGGAAGCGTGTATACGACGTGAAGTATATTGGTATTGTTGCTATTGAACACAAGGTTGGTAAGGAGACCGGAACAGCAAAGGTTGAGATGGCTGCAATTGAAAAGGTAGTTAACGAAGCGCTTGCTAAAAATGTTGCCACTACATCAGATGACAAGGAAGACAAGAAGAATACTAAAACTGCTGATAAGTAGACAAGAGGTGTTATATGAAGTCGCAATTATTTGAAAAGGTTAAGCTGTTAGCTAAAGTGTCTGATGACAACAAACTTTGGTTAGATATGCTAGTTGATAAGTTACTTATTGACGTTAAGGCATATCTCAATCGTGATGTTCCTATTGAATTAGAATCCACTATGGCATTGAAGCTAGTGGCTTACATTAATGACTCCGGCATTTTCCTTACAGATGAAGAGCGGCAAGATAAAGCGCCAGTCTCATCTATATCAGAGGGAGATACAAGTGTTAGTTATGCAGTCAGCGCTCAACCAGCTGATATGATTGGTGATGCTGATTTCCTAGATAAGGATTTCAAGCGCACCTTACAGCATTATCGGAGGTTGCCATGGTCAGGAAACTAGATGTTGCATTCAAGCGTGCGAAGAAAGATATTGAGAGTTTGTACAGAGATACAGCTACGGTATACACGTATTCAAATGTGAGCAGCACTGGCTTTGATGACGATGAAAAGCAATTAAATATGATTGTTAAGAATGTACCTGCTAAGCTTTCAAAAAGTGGACTAAAGTCTGCTTCCAAAGAGACGTTTGCAGGAGTTGACTATGATGCAATGTTATACCTTGATGTAAGCGTGGAAGTGCCTGCAGGAGCAATTATCGATGTTACTAATGTAAATGGTCTAACAACTAGATACAGGCGTGCGTCAGGTGGCTACATGGGTTATGCAACGCATCAAGAAGTTGCAGTTGTTTATGAAGGACGCAAGTAATGACAAAAGCAGGATCATTTGAGTATGGAGAGTTTTCTAAGTTCGTTGCTGAATTTGAATCTAAGTCAAATAAGAAAGCTATTCAAAAAGTTTTAGATAATGCTATGAGTAAAGCGGTTAGGATAGTATTGGCTCAAGCCAAGGAAAACACACCCGTAGATAGTGGTAATTTAAGGCGTGGTTGGTACGCTACTCAACCACAACATCAAGGTAACAGCGTATCTGTTGACATCATCAACTACAAGAAATATGCACCACACGTTGAGTATGGGCATCGGACTCGTGGAGGTGGTTATGTAGCAGGTCAATACATGCTAACTAACACATTGAACGAGGTTAAGTCAGTCTACGAACGATTAGCTAACAAAGCGTTAGAAGATTATTTTGCCGATTTATTCAAATAGGAGGGAGTGCATATGAACGTATCTACCTTAGTTGCGAATACATTTAAATATCATTTCCCGAATATTCCAGTGAATCGGGAAAAGCAAGCAGACGGTTCATTTGTTGAGTCGTCTTTTTTTGTACAACAATTGGAAACACAAGCGGTTCGCAAGGTAGGTAATGAACAGATGCGTCAGTATAACTATGACGTTATTTACTATGTGGACCAGAACAATCACCCGGTTAAGCATCAACTTGAGATGGAAGATGCTGTACTAGGTATGCTTGATTATTTGCGCAACTCCGATGGTCAGGCAGTAGCGAAAATACACAATTTAAGAATCGTTAAGCAAGAGAACGATCTACACATTCTGTTTTCCGTTCCTTTGCGAATGGGAACAGGAGAAGTAGAAACTTTCACTGAGAATAGCTTGACGCATTCGGAAAGGTTTAAGTAGTGGAAAAACCTACAAATGTTAATACAAAGGCAGAAGTTCAAGCCTATCTAGACGGAATTGGTATTGAGTATAGCAATTCTGCAACAAAGGCGGAATTGTTAGAATTAATTCCTGCTGATGAACCCGAAATTCATGAGGCAGAAATTGTGGAAGAAATGAATGAATCCGAAGAAGTGAAACAATTGCCTGATTTAGAAGCTGACTCTGAACATGCTATTGAAGAAGTAGTTCCTGAACTTCCAAAAGAGGAAAAAGTGCCTAAGCCTAAAGCGCCTATGCGTTTTACGAAGTGGCAATTGGTGTATCAATCTTCATTCAATCCACGACAAAAGGATATTTTTAAATTGGCGCTGAACGACAATATTCCGTACACGATGAAAGAAGTATGGGATTTAGTCGATCAATTCACAGAAAGTTTATGGTGGTAAAAATATGGCAGGTGGTAAGTACGGTGCACGCAACAAGAAGTTGCCTGCAGCATATATTAATGTAATTTCAAGTAAGCAAAAGATCGTTAACAGTGAAAATGTATCAGGGGTTGTGTTTGCAATCTTAACAGGCATGGGGTGGGGGCGTGATGGCGTCATCGAATTGACTGTCGGAGATGATTACATGGCAAATTTTGGTGCAGATTTACTCAGTGAAAATTTGGTAGGAGTACGTATGATTCTTGCGAATGCTCGTAAGGTTATTGCGTATAACGTCAATCCGGGTACAAAGGCTGTAGGTACTGTTGAAGTTGTACCTTGGTCATTCGAAGCAAAGTATAACGGACCGGTTGGGAATAACATCAGCGTTACAGTTGGACCTGATGCTAACAGCCCTGCAAAGTGGGTTGTGACAACGTTGCTTGGAACAGTCGTGGTTGACGAGCAAAAGATTAGCAAGGCAAGTGAATTGAAAGCAAATGCTTATGTAGTGCCCACGATTAAGGAGTCAGAAGTGTCAGATGATGGTGTTGGAATGTTGACTCAACTTCAATCTCCAATCCAAATCAATCTAAACGGCGGAACAAGTCGACCAAACTCTGAAACACTTGATTTAATTCAAACTGCAATCGAAACATATGAATTTAACACAATGGTTGCGGCAAATGCGTCTGATACATCTCCAATGCACAAGTTACTTGCTCAATCAGCAGAACGATTGCGTGATGAACAGGGGCGCAAGGTTCAAGCAGTGATCCCAGCCGATGCTGGTACTAATTCGAACTATGAGGGTGTAATTGCAGTTGCTAATGCATTTGTGTTGGAAGACGACAAAGTATTAACACAAGCACAATCTGCAGCATTTGTAGCTGGAGCAACAGCATCAGCACAACCAAATGAATCACTAACATACTGTGTTATTCCGGGAGTTAAGGACGTAAAGCCTCGTTTTACTGATGATCAATCAATCGCAGAAATCGAACAAGGACACATGATTTTCAAGGCAGAACGTGGTCAAGTAAAGATTTTGCAAGACATCAACACATTGCACACATTTAGCGATACTAAGTCGTCTGATTTCAGTAAGAACCGTCCGCTGCGTGTATTGGATTATATTGCAAATGTGGTTCGTGTTACTTGGGAAGATGCGTACATCGGAAAGGTAACCAACGATGCAGCTGGTCGTGATCTGTTCAAAGCTAATTTGGCAGAAATGTTAACGCAATTGCAATCAACTGGTGCTATTGAAAAATTTGAAGTTGACGATATCGCTGTTGAAGCGGGTCCAAATAAGGATAGTGTTAACGTGAACATGGCAATTACACCAACTGATGCTATGGAAAAGCTATACATGGACGTAACAGTTCGATAAACAGGAGGAATGAAATATGGTATTTGAAAAGGCACGAGATACATTCTCAACCAATAATGGAGAAATCATCAAGATTGAAGCCAAGTCTGAAAAGAACGTTGAAGAAGTACGTGTATTAGGTAAGCGTACTGTTGGGCATAAGCCTACTTCTATTGAACTAACTGGTTCAGTATCGATGTATTTGGCATCAGCATTGTGGCTTGAGCTTGATGAACAATGGAAGAACGGCGGACCCCAACCTGAAATTTCAATCACGACAACAATTGAAGATGAAAGCACATCTGCTAAGAAACAAGTTGTTCAATTGATGGACGTTATCTTCGAAGAAACGTTGATCACTAATCAAGATTCAGAAGATGGTTTGATTGAGTTCGAAACTGACTTCAAGTTTGACGATTACAAGGTAATTCAAAAGTTTAACGGCTAATCACTTATTGCAGAGATGATTAGCTTTTTTGTTAACTTTTTATTCCCATATTTAATTATTTTATTATTAGAAAAGAGGACCAATTTAATGGCAAACGTACAAGACTTTATGATTTCTCCAGAAGCTATTCGTGAAACAAAGAAAGTAAAGGTATCTCCAGTTTTACCAGAATTTGAAATTCAAGCATTAACTGGAACTGAATTTGAACAAGCACGTAAGGCAGGAGTTGTGCGCCATACTGGTAAGAATGGTAAGCAAGAACAATACGATGATTCAGGTAAGTTGCAAGACAAGCTTATTGAATTGTCAGTTGTGTCTCCAAATTTGAATGATAGTGCTTTGCAAGAACACTGGGGAACGGTAGGAGATGCCGCGGGAACAGTGCGTGCAATGCTTAAGGCTGGTCAATTCGGTAATTTGATGGAAGAAATTCAAGAACTATCTGGATTTGATGAAGAAGAAATTGTGGAAGATGCAAAAAACTAATCAGGTCTAACGTCGATTATCGTTATGCCATGCATGCTATGTATGAATTTGGCTGGAAGCCACATGAATGGGCAGCGCTATCTTACGAGGAGCGTATGCTGGTCATCGCCATGATGCAAGTTCATGCGGAAGATGAAGAAGAAGCCCAGAAAAAGGCTGAAAAAGATGCCAAGCGTAAATCTAAGCGTTAGACCTAATGTTGCCAGTAAGCACTAATAACTACCGATTGGGTGGAATGCCCAGAAAATAATATTGAAAGGAGGATTGTATGGCTTCGTTATCTACAACTTTAACAATGGTTGACCGTTTCAGTAATGTTGCTTCTAAGATTACTAGTAGCATGAAAACGAGTGAGCAAGGTATGAAAGGATTTAAGCAGATTGTCGAAAAACCTTTCAAAAACGGTGTTGGCGATCAAATGCAAAAAGAAGCGGTTAAGTCCAACAATGCGATGTCGAATATGACACGTACATTTAGTCGTATCGGGCAAGGCATGAGTGGGATAAGTAACAAAGTACAGAGTGCTGCAACAGTTGCTAAGCGTGCAATTAGTACTGCTATGACATCGACCGGAAATGCTATTACAAATGGTATATCTAAGTTGAACACTGCTGTATCCAAGCCGTTTAATCGTGGTCCCGGAAAACAATTACAAGAAGAGGCTCAAAAAGCTGATCAGGCATTCAACGAAATGCAAGCCAGTGCTACTAAAACGGGAAGTATTTTTAAATCCGTCTTAGGTGGTACTCTTGTGGGTGGTGCTATCAGTAAAGGTGTGGGGGTTATCAAAGGTTCCATTGATAGTGCTATTAGTCGTGTCGACACGCTTAATAATGCTAATAAAGTTTTTGGTAACTTAGGATTGTCAGCAAAAGCTTCCTCAACTGGTATGGATCAACTAGATAAAGCAATTGATGGGTTGCCAACAGGTCTAGATACTGCCGTTCAAGGAGTGCAAACATTCGTATCTACTAACGGAGATATGAATAAGTCTGTAAAGCTGTTCAAGGCAGTTAATGACACAATTCTTGGGTTCGGTGGTAACACAGAACAATCAGCCAGTGCCGTTATGCAGTTAGGTAAGGCATTTGGTACTGGGAAGATACAAGGAGATGCATTTAATGCATTGATTGAAAATGGTGCGTCTGGTGCATTGCCTGAGCTTGCTAAGAAGATGGGTATGACTCAAGATAAAATGATGGAAATGGGGTCAAAGGGTAAACTTTCTGCGGACAAGTTCGGTAAAGCATTGATTGATTTGAATGAAAAAGGTGGCGAGAAAATGGCTGCTACTTCTAAGATGGCGAAAGATGCAACAGCTGGTATCTCAACAGCGATTGCTGTTGCCAAAAGTGCTATTGTTCGTTCTGTTGGTCATGTTATCCAACAAATCGGACCTCAAATTTCAACATTCTTCCAAGGTGTAAAAGCTAAGCTGAATGAAATGAAGCCGTTATTCCAAGCGTTTGGACAAGTGATAGGTAAAGCATTCAAGATAGCTGGAGATGCTGCTGTATTTTTAGCCCCGTTGGCAAAAGCAGTAGCGCCTATGGCTGGAGTGTTCTTAGCTGCATCTGGAGCTGCATATGCGTTTTCTAAATCAATGGGAGCGTTATCTAATGTATTTGGCTCAATTGTACGGCACCCGATTTTATCCTTGTTATTTGTGATTGGTACAGCTCTAGTTTATGCGTATCAGAATAATGAAGATTTTCGAAAAGGTGTGAATAAAGCTGTTGATGAGTTATCAAAATTTGCTAAATGGGTAGGAGACTCTATAGGGAAGTTAGATGATTTGGGGCAGGTTGCAATAATTACTGGTGGTATTTTAGGAACACTGGGAGCAGTATTCGGAATTGCTAAACTAATCAAAAAATTTAAAGATGTAAAAGATTCTGCAGAAGGAATAGAGAAGGCTGGAGAAGCTGCGAAAAAAGGTACTGAAAAGATTGCAAGTGGTTTTTCTGCACTGCAAAAAATGACAGGGATAGCGTTGATTATCGCATCCGTTGCATTACTTGCTTTTGCTATGGCTCCTCTAGCTAAAGCTGGGACAGATGGTGCAATTGGAATGCTTGCATTTGGAGCGAGTGTGGCTATTATGGCTGTTTCCTTAGGAGCAATGGGATCTAAACTGTCCGCAGGAACGATGGGAATAGCTGTATTTGCTGGTGCGGTAAGTGTGATGGCATTGGCTATAGCACCGATTGCTCAGTCGGGAATTGATGGCGCAACTGCAATTGCAGCATTTGCCATAAGCATTGGTGTATTAGCAGGTGTGTTTGCTTTGTTAGGACCTGTATTAACAGCAGGAGCTATAGGAATATTAGCTTTTGGTGTAGCTATACTTTTGGTTGGATTAGGTGTGGGTATTGCATCAGCAGGAATGGCATTGTTGGCATCACAATTACCAATTATCGCAATGTTTGGATTGCAAGCTGCATTAGGATTAATAGCGCTAAGTGGCGCTACGATTGTGTTTGGAATTGGAGCGATGGTCGCAGGAGTAGGACTATTACTTCTTAGTGTAGGATTGATTATGCTTGGGGCTGGAGCAATGATTGCTACTATCGGTGTATTACTTCTTAGTGTGGCCACACTAATGCTGGGAGTTGGATTAATTATTGTAGCTGGCACAGTAATGATTGTTGCGGTTGGAATGATGATGATGGCAGCGATTGTACCTATGCTTGCAATGGGATTCATGTTATTAGTAGTGCCCGTTATGTTGTTGACAGCAATGTTCCCTCTACTAGGGTTAGGAATGGTTGCAGTCGGGGTAGCCGCCATTGCTTCTGTTGTAGGAGTTGGAGCACTAGGGTTAGCACTTGTTGCAGCAAGTGTTGGTGCGCTAGCTTTAATGGCTGCTTTAGCGATGATTAAGTCACAATTAAGTAGTATTTCTCAAAGTGCTTCATCAACGGCTAATAGCTTGAAAGAAATGGTTACAGCTATTGATGTTGGTGGTGTAAGTCAAGCAAAGTCAAACGGTAATGCGTTGGGGCTAGCTGCATCTACAGGTGTAACTGCTGGATTAACCGTAGGGACACCATCAGCTATGGCAGCGATGTTACAGCTTGTTAGTATGATTAGAAGTGTGGGAATGAGCGCAGTTGGATCAATGCGGTCAATTGGATTGATGATTGGACAAGGACTAGCTGCGGGAATGAACGCAGCTCTTGGGTCAGTCACGGCTGCGGCTAACAGGTTGGTCGGAGAAGCAGAAGCGTGATCAAGTTGGTTATTATATCGGTGCTGGTATGGCGGTTGGTATGGATAATTCAGCTGATTTAATCAGCAAGTCTGCAAATGGCTTAGTTGATTCAGCAGTTAGTGATGTTAATGGATCAACGTTGAATGTTAGCGACAAACAACAAGTAATCGCATCTGGATTGGTATCTGGTTCAGGCGCAACTAATGCATCAAGCACAAATAATTCAAAGACAATCAACGTTCAGTCCGGAGCAATTCAGGTTATAGCTGATGGTGGACATGTTGATGTTCGTGAAGTTATTCGTGAACTGGAAGCATACGTAGTTGATCTTGAAAATCAAAACTTAAGCATCGAGTAGAAAGGAGGCGTGTATGGCAATTTCGTTATTTATGACGAATTTTAAAAATCAAACGTATGAATTTCCAATAGCCCCAGAAAGTATTGAGTACAAGCGTGATGCTGGAAATGAGAAAATTTCTATCACGAGTTTGGGAGAAATTAATCGACTAGCAAAGAAAGCTAATTTAGGAACACTAAATATGATGCTTACTATTCCGATAGATTTGCGCAGACATAGGCGATACTTCTCAGGTAAGAACATTAAGTGGCGTAGTAGCACAGGCGGTAAGAATTACATGAGTTTGCTTGAAGCAATGTTTACCAAGCACGAAGTAGTACGTGTTGTGTTAACTGATACGTTATTCAATCGTTCAGTGACATTTGATGATTTTACTTGGAGTCTGAGTGCGAGTGGAGATGAATACATCGTCAACATTACTATGACTGAGTGGCGTGATTATGCTCCAAAAGTGTTGAAGAAAGGTCCAATTCCTAAGAAAGTTGTTAAAGTTAAATCACGTCCATCTAAAAAGATAGGTGTTGGATCAACTGTCATTGTTAATGGTCGATTGCATTATGATTCTCACGGCGCACGTCCTGGGCTGACAGAAGTTAATGCACGTCGTAAAATTAATTTCGTGAATCCCGGCGCCAAATATCCCTACCATGTTACTAATATGCAAGGTGGCTGGCGTGGTTGGGTTAGCAAATCGGCTGTAAGGAGGATATAGTATGGCGGATTACAATACAGTAAATGGTTATGCTAACCGTAAGGACGATTTTACTAATGGTCCCACTAAGTTCTATATCTGGGACCAATCTGCAAAAGTACTACGAGACTTTTCAGAGAGTGTTCATGATATTGAGTACACAACGGATTTGGCTACGGCTACGAAATTGACGTTTACAGTCATGCGTGGTCGTTTTACTTTTATCCCAAGAAATGGTGATCAGGTTGTATTTGAATGGAATGGCATTAAGATATTCACTGGTTGGATATTCAAACGGACGTTAACACAAAATGAAAATTGGGCTATTGTGGCATATGCGAATAGTCGTTATTTAAAAGGAACCGGGACGTATGTATGGCAAGCAAGTAGTTCCAGTGATAGATTCGAACGCATTATGCGTGATTTGAAATTACCGTATAAGGTAGTTGATAAAAATACACACAAAGTTGCAGAAGAAGTCACTGATGGAACTACATTCTTTGACATGATTAATACGGCGAGTCAATCCACGTTACTGAACACAGGTAAACGATTCATGGTGTATGATGATCCAAATGGGACAGTGAAACATTTGAATACGAAAACTTTAGAAACTAATTTAGTGTTAGGAGATGAAGCCAATTTATCTACGTTCAAATTCGAGGGTTCTATCGAGGTTACAAGTAACATTATCCAAGTCGTTCATGAAGATGGAGCGTCCAAAAAGCGTGAGCTACGTATTGCTCGAGATAATAAGAGTGTTAATCGATGGGGTCCATTATTTCATTCAGAAACTGAAAGTGGAGATGTTAATACCGCTCAGCTTCAATCAAAAGCTAATGCATTGTTACGGAAATTAAATAAAGAACAAAAAAGCTTATCACTGACAGCGCTTGGAGATTCCAAGTTCAGAGCAGGGGTAAGCTTTTTAGTTTCGGTTGGTGCGTTACATGGTGTTGGAGTTCCACGCAATACGCGTGTAATTGCTACATCTGTGACACATCACTTTGATACTAAGTGGACTATGGATATGGAGTGTGAACTTATATGAGTGAACAAGAGCCGGGACAAACTCTATTGGGGATGATTAATAGGCGTGGTGGTAAGTCTCAAGACTACACTGACGAAGTATTTGGCAAAGTGCAATCAACAAATCCGCTTATTATCTGGGTTAACCAAGACATGCAACTAAGTGGTAGTTTCTTAGAGCTCACAACAGAAGCTGAGGGATTAACAATTAAAGTTGAATTACCTGTATCTGGCGGAGATAAGAAATCAGACAAATTGGTAGCCAAGGGGGAGATTGAGGTTTTCCCAAAGTTAAAAGTTGGCGATAAAGTTCGTATGTTGCGAGTTCAGCAAGGACAACGGTTTATCGTATTAGGGAGGGCATAGTATGGAAACAATTGAAGTTGAAGAAATGCAACTGCCGACTAACACTTATTTGGTACGTGACGGACGTGTTCTTTGTCAAGTTGATGGCTACGAGGCAATGCGACAAGCTGTCGAGAAAGCATTGTCTACACCACGTTATTGCGTAGCGTGGTTGTCTCCTAATTATGGGCATGATTTAGAAGATTTATTGGGTAAACCAATGGAATATGCTGAAATGGAAGTCGAACGAATGTTGCAAGAAACGTTTGTATCAGATGACCGAGTGGAGGGTGTAGAACTGACTAAGTTAGAACGTGTGGATAAGTCATCACTACTTGCAGTAGTATCTGTCACGACTATTTTCGGAGATTTTACGAATGAAATGGAGGTTCCTTTGAATGACACCGAATGAATTATTAGAAGATATTGAAAAGATGGACTTCGAATACTTTATGCAAAAGTCGATTGAACGTGTGCCCAGTGGTATGGATACACGAGAGGGGAGCATCATTTATGATGCCTTAGCTCCTGCTGCATATAGCATGGCTGAACTAGCTATGACTGTTCATGGTATATTCAAGGATACCTATGTCCAGACAGCTGGTGGCGAATTCTTGGATTATCGTGCTACTGAACGTGGTATGCATCGAAATCCTGCAACGCATTGCTTGGTACATGCAAAGGTAACGGACACTAACGGGAAACCATATGACTTAGATTTAGGTGTTAGATTTGCATCTCTAGGTGTTGAACCTATCTATTATCAAGCCACAGAACGTGTATCTGATGGCGTGTATGTTTTAAAGGCAGAAGTGGCTGGAAATGCTGCTAATCGTTATGTGGGTCAAGTGTTGCCAATTGATAACATGAATGACTTTGGATATGGCGAAATCACAAGTGTGGAAATTCCAGCTCGTGATGAAGAAGATGATGAAAGCTTACGTCGTCGTATTATGTCAGACAACACATTCACGCAATATGGTGGAAATGTTGCTGACTACATTGCAGCTATGAAAGAAATTGAAGACGTCGGAGCAAGTCAAATTTATCCGACTTGGAACGGCGGCGGAACTGTGAAGCTAGTGATTTTGAATAATGATTATTTAGTACCTAGTGGATCGTTACTTAGCAAAGTACAAGAATTAATCGACCCTAAGGACGAAAAGTCTAATGGTTACGGAATTGCGCCGATTGGGCATGACGTTACCGTTGTAGCACCAACGCCGTTGACGATTAAATTTAACGTTTCGTTAGATTTAGAACCGGGCAAGAGTGCCGATGACGTTAAAGATGACGTACACCAAGCTATTGAATCATTTGTAAACGATTTGCGTCGCAATAAATGGGGAGAATTAGTGAATGAACGTCAATATGAACTGACAATTTATCGTAGTCGATTGATGGCTAGTTTATTGCAACTGACCGGTGTGATTAACGTATCGGAGTTGACGATGAACGGGGAATCTAAAGATATTTCCATGACTTTCAATGGTAAACATCAAGAATTGCCAATCGTCGGGGAGGTAGGTGTAAATGGCGGAACTAATTAGACTGAAAGAATTGATGCCAGATTACTATACGAACGTGCTGGAAATGAATAAATTACTGGAGGTTGAGCAGATTGTCTTAGACGACTTTTTGCGAAATGTGGAATCACAGCAGAAGAATCAATTTGTAATGACTGCTGATGAAGCTGGCATTCGATTGTGGGAAACTGTTGTGGGTATAGACACAGATTCGTCTTTGGACTTGGAAACACGTCGATTCAATGTATTAGCTCGGTTGATGCCACCAAAGCCGGTAACAAAGCGTTATATGAAAGAGTTGCTGAAGCTACTTAACATCAACGCAAAGCTGATAGTACATGTCAATGATTTTCATGTTGATGTCCAAATGGAAACAACAGACCAACAAGCAACTCTACGCTTAAAAAGTTTGCTCGAGGGACTGTTGCCTGCTAACTTGACTTTCACTAATCAGGAACTGCAACGGTTGGTATGGGAACGTTGGTATCAACTGGTTACACAATTACTGGAAAGGAGAACTAATATGAGCTTATACAAGCAATGGTTTATCACAACAATGCTGCGTGATGCGTTGCAAGGGGGAGCTAATTCAAATAACAAAGTGACATTTAAGCGAATGGTTGCTAGTAATGATTTAATTTCCGAAAAAGATTTCCCTGGACTAACGAATGAGAGTATGCAGACGATTAAGACTAATCAATCTACGTTGATTTCATCAACTACAACTAAGGGAAATGTCGTAACGATTACATCTGTGTTCAATAGCTTTGCTGTAACCGAAGAATACAAGATGAACACCATCTATTTGGTTGCTGAGTACAATAGTCGCGAGTTTTTAGCGGCAATTACGTCTGCAAATGATCCGTACACTATGCCTGTTGAAAGTAAGACAGAACATGCAGAATACACAATCAAAGCGCAACTAGGGCTATCTAATTCAAGTACAGTGGATTTAAACATGGATCCAGAAGCGGTGGCAACTAATGAACAGCTAAGTGTGGTGGACAAGAAACATACGAATGCCTTTAAGAAACTAAAGGACATGATTGATTCTTTGTTTGAAATTGATAAGGATAACATTAAAACTAAAGGCACACAAACAATCGATGGGACTAAAACCTATCTACAAAAAATTATCGGTAGTGTAAGTGGAAGTGCTGCTAAATTAGAGATTGCACGAAAAATTAACGGAATCCTTTTTGATGGAACTAAAGATATTACTATCGAAGCAAAGCCTAGTAATGATAGTAATATCGTTCATAAAACAGGGAATGAAGATGTGGCGGGTATTAAAAAATTTTTAGATGGGTTGGTGGGTAATCTAAAAGGAAATGCTGATACTGCTACTCAAGCGAAGAATTCTGAGTTAGCTAACAAAGCAACGTTAGCTGATGATGCAACAAAGTTGAAAACACCTCGTAAGATTAACGGTGTGGACTTTGACGGTACAAAAAATATTAATGTTAATGCTGCAAATGATTCTAATATTGTCCATAAGGACGGTGCAGAAACTGTTTCTGGAGTAAAATCATTTACTGAAAAAATCATTGCAAGTATTAGTGGGACGGCAGGAACTGCAATTAAGTTGTTGACTGCTAGAAAAATTAACGGTGTGAACTTTGATGGGACAAAAGATATTGTTATCGAGGCAAAACCTAATAACGATAAAGACATCTTTCATAAGTCAAAGAACGAAAAAGTATTAGGTAATAATCAATACACTGGAAAAAATGTTTTTGATCAAGTGATTGAAGGTTTTGTAACTGGGACAGCAATTAAGATGTATAGCTCTAGTTCAGCACAACAAGATTTGAATGACTTAACTTACTTGAAAAATATGCGAATTGGAACGATTGAATCCGCTTATTATACAGATAATAAAGTATTAAATAACCCAATCGGAAGTGAATATTTTATTGTAGAGCGACGTAAATTGACACAATCTTCAGTAATAGAAACCATTACACGAGTCGCACACGCTAATGGTAAAACAATGCAGCGATTAGTAAACGGACTTAATGCAACACCTAAAATTGGTGATTGGGGAGTCTTAGCTGAGTGGGGACAAGAGTGGAAATCATTGAAACCTTACTTAAACAAATCTTGGACTAGCCTAGGTGCTGACCCTGTCTACCGAATAGTTGGGGACAATGTTGAGATTATGGGGGATTTAACTCCTGTAAAAACATTGATAAATAGCAAAGCTGGGATTGGGTCACGTTGGACATTGGCTAAATTGCCTGTTAAATTTCTTCCGCATCAAGCAGTTTTAACACAAGGAACTAAAGCTTCTACATTTTTGTTGATGCCTGAAGAAGATGGAACATTGACGATATTGAAGTACCTCTCAGGAGGTGTGCCAGTCGATATTGAAAAAGATGGGTCACACGTTATTTATGGGACATTCAAAATCAAACAATAGGAGGAATATGGAAACTTTAATTTCAGTAGGAAGATATTTGTTCAGCGTTTTAAACGGCATCACAGAAACACTAGTGTTGTTTGTTTTACTGTACGCTGATACATCTTTAGGTGGTAAGTGGCGTAAACATCAAGGCGTCGCTAGATCAAGTGGTGGTGCTTTATCTGGTTGGAAAGATAAGATGCCGTTGGTATTTTTGCCATTGCTTACGTGGAGTATTGGTGTAGCCGTCTATTCATTGCACGTTGGACCTTGAAATCAATTGTAGCCAACATGCAATTAGCGGGTATGACTATTCCAGAATCATTTATTAACTGGGTTGAAGATGAATATCAAGTTAAATTAGATGGAATGATTAACGAACCAACAGCTGTAAACAAAAGAAAAAAAGGATAAAAATTATGAACAAATTGATTAAACGGGCAGCCTTAGCGGTTGCCTTTTTTGTTGGAACAATTGGCTTGGAGACTGCAAACGCCAATGGGCTACCACGTACAGACATGGTTGACATCTCAAATCACAATGGCTATATTTCCGTGGCACAATTCAAGACGATGCGTGATCAATATGGTGTTAAAGCAGTAGCACAAAAGACAGGAGAGGGGCATACGTTTTATGACTGGACGGCAGCAACTAATCTAGCAAATGCTAAGGCAGCAGGACTGTACATCAATGCCTATCACTTTAGCTATTTCACTGATGTAGCTAGTGCCAAAGCAGAAGCGTGGTCAGCGGTTCAATTTGCAAAGCGAGCAGGATTACCAGTAGAAGCCGTATTGGTCAACGATGCAGAAACACCAGCACAAATGAACAATAACCCAAGTGTACAAAGCAAGGCTAACAAGGCGTTTGAACAAGAAGTCATGCGCCTAGGTGGTTATCGTTCAACAACATATACCATGGGTTCACATACTAATTCGGTATCTGGTAAGGGGTGGATTGCTTCATATCCATTCAATCCAGATGGTAGTATGAAGTGGCACAATAACCACCATGCATGGCAATGGTCATCTTCGTATCGTTTTGCGGGTGCAAATGGCTATTTTGACGTCAACATCTTATATGATGACTTCTTTACTGGCGGACAGAAGACCAAGCCAACACCTAAGCCAAAGCCAAAACCTAGCAAGCACAAAGATGCTATTAAGGCATTTAAACGCTTAGGCAACCAATATATCGTAACCAAGACATTCCGAGCTGATGATATTAAGTTCATTAATGGTATGTGGCAAGTCTATTCAGTCGAAATGGCTGGTGGAGTAGATTTGATAATGTCACTCGTGGAAACTATGCACCAACACGTGTTGGAGATAAGTTAAAGATTTCAATTCCTTACAATTATGGAACGATTGATTATTATCACGTTCCATCAAATGGAGTGGGAATTATCATGGGATACTATGGACCAATTTGGTTCAGTGCAACGTCGTGGTGGAACAAGTAATTGAATAATAAAAAGCCCTGATCGGTTAGTAAAATGCGGTGTACCCCTAAAGTTAAAGTGATATTTCACTTTTCTTTAGGGGTATTTTTTATGACTAATGTATCAAGAGAAACAAAATTAAAAGCAGTCTT